TTGCGCCACCTGCTCCGGTTAATCCAATAGTATCTCCAACATTATATCCCGAACCTGATTCTACAACCAGTGCTCCTGTTATAGAGCCGTTAAATGTAGTTATTGTAACTCTAAGACCTGTACCGCTTCCCCCGCTTGTCACCGAAGTGTCATAAGTACCTGCGGTATAACCTGTTCCACTTCCTCCAACAGACAGAGTATTGACAATTCCTTGACCGGCCTCTGCATATAAACCAGGTTCGCCTGTTTCTTCTGGATTATCGAACTCAGTTAAAGGTGATCTCGTGCTGCTTATTGCAGAATTAAACAAAACTTTCAAAGAATTACCAAAGAAAGATTTTGGATCTTCTACCTTATAAGGAGAGTAGATAGTAGAGCTTCCGTATTCTTCACCCGTGTTAGTTACTAAAGAAGCTGTGTTCTCAGCTAAAATAACTCCTGACTGTCTACCATATCTATCACTTAATACTATACCAACTTGATAGTTTCTATTTTGCTTTAGTGTATGTTCTGGGTATTCCTCCAATGCTCTACTAGTGTTAGAACTACTGGAAGGAAGTTTTTCCGAAACATTTACAGAATAATCTAAAGTAAGAGGCGCTGTGTGTTTATTTATATAATTGCTATAAACAACTCTATTACCTATTATTTCTTGAGCTAAAGCTTTTACCGGAACTTTGTCATACACTCTCGTAGTTTGTCCTGATGGTAACACTCTAACAGGTTTAGTAGACTGGTAATCGTACTCATAAAAAGTATCAAAACTATTAAGATAACTAACAGGTATCTCTTCTACAGATTTTACTAGATTGGAATCCGACTCTGAAAAAAGTATTTCTAATTGATTTACTTTTAATTTTTCTCCTACTTCATTAATAGGATATTCAAATGGAATAATTAACTTAATATTGTTAACTTTGTTTTCCATAAATTTAACTATAGAGCTTTTATAAGCGTCATCTTCGTCAGACTCTGTTAAAGATCCATTATTATACTTGTCTATAAAGCTACCATCTTGCTTAGGTATAAATGCTGGCTGAGTAAAAGGAGCCATTATAGAGTACTCTCCATCATCAAATTTGAATCTATAAGAAAATCTTACAAATCTATCAGATAAGTAGTTTTTGTCCCCGGCGTAATTAGGGTTGCCATCACCGTCTACTTGGTAGTCGGGATTGTCTTCGCCGTCTGGAAGAAACTCACTAGTAACATCTTTCATCGTTGTTTTGTATACTCCAGAGCCAGGCGTTGTTTCTTTATATAATTGTATAGCTTGAAACGGTGCATACTTAGCTACTGAAATATGATCTTCAGAGCTATAATAACTACTGTTATTAGCAGCGGTTTGAATGTTTATTTTTCTAGGTTGGTTTCTATTATCTGTCCAGAATAATAAGTTTTCAAGTAAGTTTACACCGTAGATATTATGAGTTGTAGAAAAGTTTAAGAAAAAACCACTAACTAAAGTGGTTAAAGTATCTGTTAAAACATTGTACGAGTATATTTTACAAGAAGCATTAGTTGGAGCAAAGTTGTTGAGGCTGTTTGACGATATGTCTGTGTAGTCAGTCGAAAATAAAAATATTGTATTATTAGCTTCGCTTACGAAAGAACCTATAATAGTTTCACCTGTAGAGGCTATTAATTGATTACCTAACACGGTTTGAAGAGCTCCTACGTCGTTTTGTTCTGAATTAGAAACAGATATGTTTAAACCTTCTCTATATTCGTTATTGGGTACAAGTCTATCGTCTAAATCCTGATTCATTTTAGAACCAAGAAAGCTATTTTTAACTTCTGCCATTCAATTAGTGTTTTATTTGTTTAGATTTACCTCTCATAACTTGGGTAATCTCTGAAAGTTTTATATTAGAAAGTCTAATTTTAGCATTTCTTAGTTTAGCGCTTTTGTCTTGTTTTAATCTTCTAACTACATATTCTGGTTGATTAGATCTTCCGGCAAGAATAGAGTAGCTTAAATGAGCATACATGGCTTCTTCTACCATTTTTGGTAGCTTAGTATCCATATCATATGCTAGCCCATCAGAAATGTATTCTAAAATTATTATGCGATCAACCAAGTCATTTGAAAAAGAAAAAGTATGCTCTCTTTCGTTTATTGTAAACCAACCATTAACTTGATTAACTTCAGGTTGAATACCGTATCTTCCTCCATAAGCATCTGTTCTTCCTATAAAAACATCTTCAATATCATTTCTTATTTCACCTATGTTGTTAGTATCCCATCTTTCTTCTGTAATAGAAGTACCTTGTGTGTTATTATTAAAGTTATCTTGAGTAGGAACGCCGTTACTATCTTGCAAAGGCATTTTATTTGGATTACTTGTTAATGTAGTAGGGTATATAATATGTTTTATACCAGACTTATCAATCCAAGACATTCTAACGTAATTAACGTAGTCTTGAGGTATTGGAACGCTTAAGCTATTAGGTACAGTTAACTCCTGAGACTTAATACTTTTTAAAGTATCGTAGCTAAATTCCTGCAATCCTCTTTTAGCATGGAATATAACATCTGTTCTTTTTACGCTTGGTATAAGCTTTCCTGCTCCTACATATCCAACTATGAAGTTGTTAATTACTTCATCTAATTTTATATAAGAATAAGACCCCCAGTTGTCTTCAACAGTATTGCCATAAGCATCCTGAGCTCCGTAATTACCTCCTGATTGAGATTTTAACTGAACAACTACAGATGTGTCGGCATCTAAATTACCGCTTATAGTTATAGTATTGCCAGCAACGCTATAATCTCCGGTGTATTCTGTGTAGGTTAAAATTCCAGAGGCAGCTGTATAAAGCTTAAAGTTATTTAAAGCGTAATTAGCTTCTAAAGGATTATAACTACCAAAAACTAAATTAGTGTCAAATGTAGTAGTAAAAGCTTGACCTATACCCGATGCAGATAAAAAGCTTTGAGAGCCTGCATAATACTGGCGATTGTTTTCGTTTATTAATCCCATTTATTTAGCTTTTTTCATTAATGTTTGTTTGTTGTGTCTGAGACATTGCTGCTTGCACAATATTCGGGTCTCTAATAATAATACCCGCATAAGCAAGTATTCTTAAAATTACTTCTGTTTGTTCAGAGCTGTGTAAGTCAAAGTTTACAGAAGGATTGGTTCCTGCATCTACAGAATTAAAAATAAACTGACCCACACTTCCAACTGAATAATTCCACTTAGGACTAGTAGGCGTTTTAACATAGTCTAAAACTATTTCTTGCAAAATCGATGCTGAATTTTTAAAAGGGTCTAGCTGAATTCCATTCCCTTGTAATAAGTAAACAGGAAAAGATACAGAAGGTTTTGTTAAAGGAGATTTTTTTAAATTATAGTAAGCGTTTCTTGAAACTCTTTCTACTTCAACATTATTCATAGTAACTGTTCCGATAGTGTGAAGTTCACTTGGTAAACTTGCTAGCCCAGTACTGCTTAGCGCTATTGGAGAACCGTATATTTTAAATACTGACATTTTTTGGTCTAAATAAGCTACCCTATCAGCATAATCCATATCATTTTGAGGAATTCTCGTTAATTGATTAAGATCTTCAAAATATTTTTCAAATATTTCAAGCTGAACCTGAGCACCTACTTTATTAAACTCATCAGGAGTCATGTACCCACGTTGTTCCTTGTTAAGTATTAATAAAACTGTTTTGTATACAGTATCTACGCTTATTGCCATTTATTTTGTTTTTATGTAATATAAGAGAGGACAGAGTTAACTATCCCCTCTATTTTTATATTACGTGTTATTTAAGTTTTTTCTCTATAGACCTAAATACTTCTACTCCTTCATCTGTTTTAAAGAACGCAGCCATTGCTGAGTAAGGATTTTCATCAAAAGGAACTGTCATTAATTTTCTGCCGTTAGCACCCCAAGTAAATGTTCTTTGGTCTTGAGATAATTTAATGATGTTTCTTTCTGCTGCTATAATCGCTGTATTCCTTAATTCTACATTTTCGTCGTTAGACAATTCTAAGAACAAATAAGGATTATTACGAGCAAACAATAGCAAATCTCTTTTAAGCTCCTTAGAACTCATATTAGATACCTTAGAACCGATCTCTGTACGCATAATAGCTTCAGCTTGTTCAATATCTATTTGAGTAGCCGCATTTAAGGCTTCAATTTGCAATTCCAATATATCTAGTTCATCTTCAGCAACTTCTACGTTATCAAACTCAAAATAAATTTTATCTTTTAAAGGGTGATAAAGAGATAGAAGCTTTTGCAAGTTTTGCTTTTCTTTCGGTACAATTAAAGATCCGTTGTCAAAAATAATATGCCCAATAGTAGCTTCTCCTTTTTGTTCTGATTTGAATGGAGAAGTTTGGTTTGTAGCATATCTAAGTTCTTTTTGAACTCCTTCTTCTTTGTCAAAATACAATAAAGAATACTTAGCAGAATGCTTAGATGGAATTGTATGTGTTAATGGTGATTTGTTATTTTTTAAAATATAAGTTCTGTTTTTAACTTCCCACTTTGGTTTTGCTGGTTGTTGTTTAACAGGTGTTTTTACTAATACTTCTTCTACTTGTTTAGCTACGGGTTGCGCAGCTGCTTTTTTTGTTGCCATAATATAATATAATTAAATAATTTAAAAAAAGTAAAGATTACCCCCGTATATACAACGAGGGTAAAATTTACAGTAATTTACTCCCGATTAGGAAGCTTTGAATAATACAAAGTTGTTAGCTCCTTGTACACACAAACATCTTTCAGACAAGAAGTTTACTTCCATAGCGTCTAAGTCAGATGTGAATGCTCCACCTACAGAACCAGTCAACCAAGTTTTCATTCTTCTGTCGTCAGCTTGAGAAGCTCTATAACGTACGTGCAAGAATGGACGACGAATGTTAGTTCCCAAGATTTGGTCATATACAGTTGAAGTTCCAGCTGGAATCAATGCTCCTTCGATAGATGCTGCAGCAGTTGCCAAAGCTCCACGAGTAGATGCATCGTTTAAGTATTTCCAGTCAGTTTTGTAGAAGTCGTAAGATCCTCTACGGAAACCTGTAAATCCAAGATTCAAAGCCATAGACTCAGAGTTCTCAAACAATCCGTATGCAGTACCTCCGTTTGCTCCTGCAGAAAGACCAGCAAGCATATCGTCAAATCCTAAAGATACAGAACGATTCAAGAAAAGCATGTTTTCTTCAATAGCTCCTTGAGTATCCAAGTTTTTAAGAATTGTGTCAAAGTCAGCAAGTCCAGTTGAAGCGTCAAATCCAGTATATACGTTTCCTCTGCTTTCAATAGCAGCAAAAAGACCTTCAGTACCTTTGTTTCCGTTAGCAGCAGCAGATCCAGCTCCAGTTGCAGAAGCTAATTCTCCCTCTACTACAGACATCTCTAGGTAATCTTCAAATCGCAAACGAGTTTCTGATTCAGCTTTCAAGTACCACAAGTATCCGTCTTCTCCTTCTTCAGTAGCAACGTTTACCCATCCAATCTGAGCTGTGTCAGATCCAGATACGCTATATTTGCTTCTAATAATAATTGGAGAGTTAGAGAATTGTGTCAATTCTGGCTCTACGCTTACAATGTTAGGTGTAGTAGATCCTTTTCCGTACTCAGAACCGTATACGAAGATTTTTGCAGTACTAGTATCAGCAAAAAGACTTCCTACAGCAAGGTTTTGAACAGTGTAAGGTGCTACTGTTAAGTTACCGTTAGAAGTATCAGAAGCAGTTACTACAGCTTTTACCTCAGCTCCAGTAGCTTCGTTGATAATAACGATAGTAGAGTCTACTGAAATTACGTTGTTTACGTCAGCAGAAGATACATCAATACTCAATGTGTTTGCTGCAGCAGATACTACATCTACTCCTGTGTAAGCAATGTGCAATCTGTTTTGCTCAGACCAAATTACTTGATCAGAAGCCATAGGCATTTCAGCTCCTACCATTTTCAAGAATCCAGAAAGAGTTCTGTTTCCGTAACGCTCTACTTCGTTTTCGTAGATTTCAGGTAAATACTGTTGTGCGAAAGTTCCTCCTCCTGTAGCGCTATCAAAAGATAGAAAGTTAGAATCTAATAATTGTTGTTTTTGCGATGGAATGATTGATCCAAAAGCATTGTTAATTGTTCCCATTTTGGTAATTGTTTAATGTTAAAATTTCTTTTTTATTCTTAGTTTTGAAGAATCAACACCGCTTATTGCTTTTACTCTTATTCCTCCAATGTTAATGTCTGAAGGAGCTGTTGCTCTTATTTCATTACTAACATTTTTAGATTTTGCAGTAACATCTTTAACAGCGTCAGCTTTGCCTTGCTCATAAAAGTGTTTTGCAATAGTATCTACATTTTCCGCGGCATAAATAGCTTTATGATAACCTTTCGTATCCACTACATCACCTTTGTCATTTAGGAACTTCCCAATTAGGTTATTAATGTTTGATTGGCTTTCAGCAACCTTACTTGCGTTTTGGACCCCATATCTAAATGATTTTTCACCTACTTTGATATCAAAACCTTTGAAATCTTGTGAAAACAATTTTTTAGTGTCCGAAACAAACTTTTCGTGTTGAGTGTTTGCTACTTTTTGATTTTCGGTATATCGATTAAAAAACTCAGATGCTTCTGACTGTTCTTTAGTAACTCCAGGTCTTAATTTAATGTCTGAATAATACTTTTCTTTTAAACTGTCTAAAAACTTCTTTGCTTTTGCAACCTCTTCTTTTTTCGCTAATTTTTTTCTTTTGATGTCGCGATCCTCATCAATGTCTTCATCAAAGTCAAACTTGTCTTCTAATAAAAAATCTATTTCATCAGAACCTAAGTGACTTTTTGTTTGCTTGTAGTACTCTTTAAGTAATACGTCGCTATCTACATTACTATAGTCTGCGTTAAGCCTAATATAGTCTTCCATAGTTCCTCCGGTTTCGTTCATAAACTCAACAAGTTTTTCTACGTTTTCAGGTAGGTTAACTTTGTTAGGAACTTCAACAGCTTCTTCCGGAGCTACTTGTTTTTCCGTAGACTGCTCTCCTATTGTAATTACTTCTTCTTCGGTAACTTCTTCAAGTTGGGAGTTTCCTTCATCCACTTCTTGCAATTCCACTTTGGGCTCTTCATTTTGAAGCACAGCTTCATCTGTTGTTTGCTCTTGAATGGCATCTTCTTGCTCTTTTTTAATTACTACTTTAGTTACTTCTTGCTCTTGGCTTAAAGGCTTTGATTCTAGTTTAACCTTAATAGGTTCTTTAGTTTCTACTGTTTCTTTTTTTTCTTCTGTTGAAGGCTTTTTTCCTTTTAAAGAAAATGCTCCTTCTTGTTTTACTGTTTCTGACATGATATGATAAAATATAAATTAATAATGTTCGTTTACTTAGGAGAAAACTGCTCCAATCCAAATCCGCTTAGGTTATCGAAACCTGCTGATTCAAAGTTTTTTGGCAAAGAATCGTTTTTTCTTTGATCAATTAGCTCGCTTTGTTGTGTTGCTTGTATTTTTGTTCTTTCGTCTTTACGATCTTCTTTATACTCTTCAGCTCCTTTTTTAGCTTGTCCTTGTGCTTTTGCTAGTTCAATGTTGTATTGAAATTCCACCTGCATCAATTCTCTTTTTAAAGCGGCTTCTTGTTGCATTTTTTGCATTTCAAATTGAGACTTAGCCTGCTCTATTTGTATTTTAGTTTCAGCTAAAGCTTGTTGTTTTTGAACTTCTGCCATTGCAGCTGCTTCTGAAGCCTGAGCGTTAGCTTGACCTTGTGCTTGTATGTTAGCTTGCTGCGCTTCTCTATCTGATTTTTCTTTCTTCTGTCTTCTAAACTTTATGGTTTGATTAGCTAGCTTAATGTTTTTTATTTGCCTAATATCAATTGCGTCTTCCAATAATATTTGACCAGACTGTAAAGCTACTTGAATATTTTGCTCAAGTCTTTGTTTATCCTCTTCATCAGGCTCTAGTTCTAAATATATACCAAAGTCGTGCAAGTTAAGATTAGATACTTCTGCTAGTACTTCTGAATTAAATATAGATATACTTGAATCTAAAGAATTTCTAGTAAGAGCATAGTCTAGCATATCCGCAACTCTTAAGGACACATTTTCACAAGTTCTAAGTGTTAAATATAAACTAGCTTGTAGTACGTGTCTAGTCGCTACGTTTGATTGAGCAGCGGCAAGTTTTTGTAATCCTACTAAAGCGTTTTTATCTGGTTGACTTCCGTCTCTTGCTTCATTAAGACCTGTAACGTCTCTAATCATTTGCAAGTAATACTGGTAAGTATTAACAAGAGCAGAAATTTTGCCCTGTCCCGAAGAAGAAGAAAGTTCTTGTACAGGTACTTTTCCTCTGTTTAATTCTCCGTCTTGAGTAAGTGATCTACCAACTACACTACCGGTTTGAAAATACATATTAAGTGCTTCCGCTGGGTTATAGTTTGTACCATTACCTAAATCAACTTCTGCTAAACCATCCATATCTAAAAACACACCGTCAGGCACTATTCTAGACATTACTTGTTGTAATTTTAAATGAGTTAACTGAATCATATCAGCAAACCCAGTAATTCTACTAACTAGCGATTCAATTTTGCCTTTATACATTCTAGGAGCACATATACTGTAATTCATAACAGCTTTAGTAGTATCAGCAAATGGTCTAGTTATATTTTCAGCTAGTTCCCATTTAATCATTTTGTTTGTGCCTAATACTTTTACTCCCGAGTAAATAACCTCTATTGTTCTAGATACCTTTTTAAAAGTATCGTTTTCAGGCGGGTTAAAATCATCTGACTTTTCAATAGCTTTTTCAAGACCTTGCTCTGTTCTTTTAATCTTAAACACTTGGTCTTTAAAAGTCTTATATTCAAAATATAATAAAGAAATAGTATCGTTGTCGTAATTATTATAACTGTAGTTATGATTTTTATTACCAGGATATTGCTCTATTTCTTCTAATTCCTGCATTGATAAATACGGAAATTGCTTTTTTAAATCAGAAATACTAATATCTTTAACCTCTCCTACATAATATATGTCTTCAAAATTAGGATCTTCTGTATAAGAATAAACTAAATTCGCAGGGTCTACATAATCTATAACAATTCCTTCAGCTTTATTAAAGCTTGTTTTGGTAGCAGCTATACCTAGTACTGTTAAGTCGTAGTTTAATCTTCTGCTCGTTAAAGGATACTTGTTTTTGTCAAGTATATTGTTTATTACTTCTTCCTCAGCTATTTCAACGTTTTGCTTATAATCTAGCTGCATCTTTAAAGATAGTTCTTCTATGCTATTAGGCAACGCTTCTGGATCTTCTACATTGTATAAATCAAATCCTAAGCTTTGTTTCACGTTTTCAAGGTGTTCCCTAGAATTCATATCTCTCACGATCATGTCCACATAGTCTGTTTTCTTTTTAAGAGACTCTGGGTCTTGTGCATATGCTTGTATTTCGTATCCTTTGTTTGATATACCATTAACTACTATATCAACAAATTTAGCTATAACAGGTACAGGTTTCCAATCTAAATTAAGATAAGACAAATCACCGTTTATAGATAATTCGTCTTTATATTTTTGAATAGACTGTTCGCCTCTAGCATATAACCTTAAACTGTGAAAATTATTTACGTTTGTAATAAACCTATTATTTGCGCTTCTAGAGCTTCCAAACCATTCTCCTTCAATAGCGCTTGCTACTTTTGATCCGTATTCAATGCTGTCTTTTTCCGCGCTGCTTACGACTTGACTAGGAAAAGAACTATTGTAGTTAGTGTTTATCATTTATATTATTTTTGATGTAAATCCGTTGTTATCATATCTTCTAATGCCTAAGCTTATTTTTTGACGCTCTTTTTTAGCAACGGGTGTATACTTGTTTTTATTGCAAGCCATTATTGCTAAACCAGAACTAATAGACGCATCGTGCTTAGTTCTATTATTTATATTAAATTTAGCCCAATCTTCTAAAGTACGTTGTAAATACATATCTCCGTATCCTTCCCCTTTCGAACCAACAAAGTCTTCTATATAAGTTTCAATAGCAGATGCGTGAGCTTGTTTTATGTCTTGACTAGAGTTTGGTATTCCACCAATTTCTTTTTCTGTAATAGAAAGCTTATGAATTGTTTTGTCAGGTCTATTCATTGCAAAGCCTCTATAACCTCTTCTTTTAAAATGGTACAGTAACCTAGGCTTATTATTTTCCGCTAATATAGGCATTCCGTAAAATACGCACGCCATTAATACGTCTTCAAAAAATATCTCCGCAGTTTGAGGTCTAGCTATATATTCTAAAAAGAAATGATTAGGAGGAGCATCTTCCATACTAAACTTAGTTAGCCCGTGTAATGATCCATTAGATCCTTTTTTATCTACAGTACCTGAAATGTCGTAGCTATCACACCCAAAAGCGCCAACGTGGTCATTGCCTGGATACTTTGTTCCATTCTTTATTATTACGCGGTTTTGTAAGTTATACGGTGGTACCCAAGTTATTTTAAACCTACCATTTTTATTCGGATAGAATTCTACTTGAGTATCTTTAATACCGTTTTTCCATTGAAAACTACCTGTAGTCACTACTGCTGTATTTCTTAAATCTTCGTTGTAATCTATTTGCTCGTATATTTTTGTAAGATTAAATAAAGATTCTTTTGCTTCATCTCTAAACGCGTGTTTTTCTGTTCTTGGAAATTGTCTGTAAAATTCATTTAAACCATCTTGGTCATCTTTCAAACCATCTACTTCATTTTCCCAGTGCTCAATAACTCCTGTTTCTATTAATTCTCCGTCTACTCCTTTAACTGGTTCTCTTGGAGTGTCAAATACTGGTGTTCCAAAAGAATCGATGTATCCTTCGTAATTCCATTCCATAGGTATGAACAATGAATATAGTCCTGAGCTAGTCTGCCCGTTGCGATTTCTTTTTGTGACGTCTGAGTCTTCATATATCTTTTTAAAATTACCACCACCTTTTTCTAGGGCGTTAGATGTTGAACCCATCATACACTTACCAATAACCTTACTACCGAGTCGTAAACAAGTTTTTGTTACTCGCCAGTTATTTAAGATATTATCTGGTTTTTCCCACTTGCCGCTTTCATCGTGTACTAGTAGCTTTAATTTTTCACCATCATAGCTGTTATCTCCAGTGTTTTTCCAGTCAA